CTGCACCAATTTCTGCAGCCTCTGTTGTACCCTTGCCAAATAATTTTGATAGGCTTTCAGTAATAAAAGTTGTTGCTCGTTTAATTAAACCGATTGCACTTTCGACAATTCCTTCAAGTACATTTTTAATTGTTTTTCCAAATAAAAGTAATCCTTCTATCAAAGGTGGGATTAAATTCTTGATTGTATTCAAAAACCCTCCACCACCTTCTGGTGTACCACCTCCACCTTTTCCAATATCCAATGCATTGATACTAGCAACCAACTGCTTGAGGATATCATTGGATTGACTTAGCTCTCCAACAACCTGTCCTGTTTGCTTGTCAATTGTTTCAGAAATGTCTATCAATCTTGAATTATTATCTTTTGTTGCAGAAAGAACACTATTTGTTACAACAATTAATTGATTGAGAAGTGCTTCCATTGTAGCACTACTTGCAGTACCACCAGCTACACCTGTATTCGTATTATCTGGTTTATTTTTTCCACCACGACCTCGAAACAACCCACCAGAAGCAAGTAATGCTGGTAACGCCTTTTCCAAACCTACTTCTTCAAGAGCACCTACTGTTGCAACCGTACCAACAGTCTTGACTGCACCGTAACCTAACTTTAGTGCTCCTTTTGTTAGACCAAGTGCACCTTTTCCGAGTACTTTTGTTAATCCTAATGCACCCCTACCGAAAGCTTTTGCTCCACCACCGGCAAGCTTTCCTGTCAAGGCACCAAGTCCACCAGCTGCAACAGCAGCTCCACCAACTTCGGCAGCTTCCGTAGCTAATTTGGGACCAATCTTTTCACCTGCAGCAGCTGCTGGTGCCTCTGTACCAACACCAAGTGCTTCTGCTGCTTGCTTCTGAGCTGCAGGACTACCTTTTTCCATAATTGTTTTAAGGATATCCTCGTTGGTTTCTTTAGCCACGATGTTTCTTTCTTTCTTCCTCTACTTGATGTAGATATTGGTTAGTAAGTTCGACAAACAAATCCCTTTCATAGGGATACATCGTATAGATATCTTCTAAAGAGTATTTATGGTGTTGTTTCAAAGAAAACAATGTTTGATAATAGACCGAGATATTACCATATCCGGTCATTATAGAAAAAAACTTGAAATTCCTTTCAATACAATTGTTTTTTCTTCACCTTGTTTGTTTTTTAATTTCACTGTATGTTCTACAGCAGGCATAGTTTCAAAAAAATTCTTTAATTTTTGCATTGCATCGAAAGGAAGATTATTAACAAATTCATTGAGGTCTTGTTTTGTAAAATCACTATACACAGTATCCTTATCAAAGATCTTATCAACGCAACTCAGAAGAACCTCAAATGCTGCATCTTCTTCATTTTCTGCATTGTTAATAATTGCAATTTCTTCTAGTGAAGGATATCTCATAACAATACCAATATCATCCTTTACAATAATCTTGTTTGTATGATCGGGGTTGAAATTAACCTCAATATTGTCAAGATTGATTTTAAATTTGATTGGATCTTTTGATCCTGGCTCTGTATACTCAAGATCAATAACCTCACCAACTGACTTTGCTCTCAGTTTAATAAACAAATATTCAATATCAAATGTTGCAAGTTTATCAACATCTACCTTGTCTATAATACAATTCTTTATGATTTGCTTCACAGAAAAAAGAACATCAGCAGGATTATCAGAAGCCTTTGCCATAAACAAAAGCTTCTCTTCTTGAACAGTGAAAGGTCTAATATTGATCTTCTTTTTTGTAGAAGGTAAAGTAATATTATAAGTTGGGTGTACAATCTTTGGAAGTGCCATAATAAATTCCCTCAATTAAAAAATAATATATTATTCTGTGATGACTAATGATAAACCAGCATTAATAGGTTGGCCAACTCTTGTTTGGAATGTGGTAATAGAGTTTGCTCTGCTCTCAGTGAAGTATGTTACTTCGCTTTGTGAAAGAGTTGTTGCTGTCCAGCTTTTATATGAAAAATTAACCGGTATTCTGACATACTGATCCGACATATCCCATGCAACATTTACATCAGGAATATTAATTGGAAATGCCTTATTTAAGGTATATCTAACAACAGTGTTATAATCACTACCTTCGAATTCTGAAATTGGATTGAGATGAACAATATCTACAGTGCCATAATACTCTTCTGGATATGCAAAGTTATTAATCATCAGATTGGAGTTTTGGCTATATGGATTATCACTGTCATCAAAGTTATATATTGATTGCATCCATTGGTGAAGCAACGAAAGAACCATTCCACTATTATCATTAAGGAATGTCAACTGCATTTCTTGGAATGAAACATTATGAGGTCTTCTTTCACTGTTTCCATATCCAAACTGCTTGAAATCTTCTGTCACAATGTTTATTCCAGGAAGCTGAGCAGCTTCACACAATGACCAAAAATTATAATCAACCAATCCAAACAATGAAGATGGAGGAGTCAGATTTACGTAAAAACTAGATGCTTTTGATAACCCACCAACTGAGTTAATTGTAGAAAGCATGTCGTAAATATTAAAGGCCATTTATAATCTTTCTTGTTTCTGAATAAACATATGTATTATTCTTCTTTGTAAATCTTTGTAATGGAAGGAACATAGCAACATCCCACTCATTTGCTGGTATTAAAAGAAACTTGCTTTTTAGATGGCTATACAAATATCTTTTAATACAAGGCACAAAATATTTATACTTGGAAGATGAGTTTAATAAAGAATAAGAAGCTTTGATTCTTGTTGTTTCATCAAACTTTTGATTGTTAACCAAAGGATACAAAGCATCCATCAAACGAGCTCTGTAGATTGGAGGAAGGTAGTGAAGATTCATTCCCAAGAAACCTCCTGCATCTGCTTTGAAGGGAAATACAAGAGGGAATCTGTCGTAGTAAGGAAGTTCTTCTTTCATCTTTGGATCATAATTAAACAAATACATCGATCCAGGTTTAATAATTGATCTGTTTAGTTCCGTGTTGGATTTAATAAACGAATTAGGATTGACGTTCTTAACTTCCATTGCTTTTTCTCTAAACCAATCTCTGGAATCCTTGGAACCACCAAGTCCTGGATTATCAACAGCAGTTCTTCCTTTTTGAATTAGATCTGTGAATATTGGCATTATAGTTTTCCTAACCCTAATTCTTTTTCTGTTAGCACCTTAAATTGCCAATTCTTTTGCTTACAAAATTGTTCTGCTGCCTGCCATTTTGCAGTATTGACACCGTATGTCTTTAACTCATTAATATACCTTCTCATTGTTTTCTGCTTCCTCATTGGTTGAACAGTCTGAACAGAAGGTTTTATTTCAATAATCATAGTATTTATTTGGTTATCCTCAGAAATTGTTTTAATCCAAAAATCAGGAAAATAACGATGCATTTTTTTATCTACAGGGCTATAATAAGGTATAACAATCTCTTCTGATGCCCATTGCAACACACCTGGATGAGAATCGAGATGTCTCATGAATCTCAATTCCCAAAGGCTTCTGTAGATTATATTTTCTACATTACCTACGTATTTTTGTGGATTGTGGGGTTTGAATCTGCCTTTGTATGCCATTTTATTTTTTCGTATAAATATATTTGTATTTATAGGAGTCAAAATGCCTTACGAAAACCAATTTGTTCTCTCATATCCAGCAGAAGTTCCACTTTACTACACAAGACTTTCTATGAGAGAATACAGTCGTCCAGTTCCTGGTGCACCAACGACATTGAACCTACAGACGACAATCAGATTACCTTTACCAATGCAACTTGTGGACGATTATAGTATGTCAGTCAATCAAGTTAACATGCGTAGTTTGCAATATGCAGATATGGCTGTAAGAGATCTTGCGGATGCATATGCAGCTGGTCAGGGTATCACCGATACATTTAGTAAGGTTGCTGGTGCTGCTGCAGGTGATATTCAAGGTGGATTTAGTGTTATCCAAGCAATGAATCTTACTGCTGTACAGACTGCAGCTCTTGTTCCTGGACTTTCAGATCTGGCTCCTACTGTTTCCGCATATCTTCAATCACAGGGTGGTATTGTAAGAAACCCTCACTTGACTTCAATTTTTTCTGGTGTCAATCTAAGATCATTTGACTTCACATGGAGACTTTCTGCTGCAAGTCAGGATGAAGCAGATTCGATTAATTCAATTATTCAATACGTAAAAACATACATGCATCCAAAACCAACAGGAAATGGATTTGCATTGGAGTATCCATATTTGGCAACTGTTGATTTTGAAGTTGGTGGTGTCAATAATTCTACACTACCAAGAGTAAGAGATTCTTTCATCACAAAGCTGGATGTAGACAATGCACCTGGTGGAGGTATTTCGTTCTATCGAGATGGCAATCCAGTTTCTATTCTTTTAAGAATTGGTTTCCAAGAAGTTGACATCCTTACAAGAGATGATTTTACAGGTCCAGAATCGAGTTAAAAATAAATGTCATCCATTTTTAATTATTATCCTTTTATTAAGTATAACAATGTCAAGGCTGATTATATATTAGCAAGAGCAGTTCTTGTTAATGATTATCTTTCTGACTACAGTAAATTTTATACATATACTGTTCTTGAAGGAGAGAGAGCAGACATTGTTGCTTACAAACAATATGGTGACTCTTCTCTTGATTGGGTAATCTACTTGTCGAACAATATTATAGATCCCTACTATGATTGGCCTTTGTCACCAGATGATCTTTCTGCTTACCTTCAAGACAAATATGGTGTTCCTGCATACACACTGACATCTGTAACAAATCCTTCGTCAATTGCATATTATTACTATAAGGGTCTTGATACAGATACACCAGAATACATTGCAGGATTTAATTATACAATGACACCAGAATCATATGCAGCACTTGGTCAGCCTGCTGGTTGGGTTGCAAAGAGCATATGGGATGACGAAAATGAAAAGAACGAAGCTAAAAGAACCATACTTCTTCTCCGTCCTGCATTTGTTGATGATTTCATTCAACAGTTTAACAAATTGTTTGTAAATGGCTGAACTTAATCCCCTTGAACTTAAAATTGTTGGTGTGTATATTCAGAAGTTTGATGGTACTGACCAATTAAACATTCTACCTCAATATGTCGAGTTGACAATATATCAGTCAATGTTTGAACCAACGATCAAAGCAGAAATGCTAATCAACGATTCAATTGGTTTGTTCTTTAACTACCCTTTGACTGGTGAAGAATTGATAACAATTAAGTATCAACAAACTTCAACGTTGACTTACGGACAACCAACATCAACAACAAACATCAAAGACATTCAATTTATTATAAAAGGTGTAAGAAACGTTGTAATTAGTGACAAGGCAAGATCAATGATGTATGTTCTCGATCTTGCAAGTGTTGAGCTTCTTCAAAACACAAGAAAATTTGTTGCAAAACATTATAGAGACAAGATTGAAAATATGGCTAACTTGCTATATCAATCATTCATCCAGCAAGATACACAATTACTTTATAAAGACAATTATATCTACAAGCCTTTTATTGCAGAACAAACAATCAAAGAAAGAAGTCTTATTATTCCAAAGCTAAGACCTCTCCAAGCAATTCAGTGGCTTGCAAAACATGCTGTTGCTTCTGAGAGTGACAAGCATTTTCTTTATTTGTTTTTTGAAAATAGTAATGGATTTAATTTTCTTACAATTCAAAATTTAATTCAAGCTGCATTGGCTAACTTTGATTACCTTAAACAAACATCATATAGATACATCTCTGATAATACCAATCCTGGAACAGATCCTACACAGGATCTAAGATTGATAACAAATATTATTAACAATAAAAGATTTTCTTCTATTGAAAAGATTGTTGGAGGATATTATCAAAATGAATTGTTTGAAGTTAGCATGCTTCAGAAAGCATATAACAGCACAGCAACAGAATTATCTTCTTCTCAGACAACAGATGACTATACTCTTGGTCAGCATCCATTGAATACTTCTGCTTATATCGATTATGTCAAAAACCAAAATACCAATGTAGAATATTCAAATAGAATAAGATATATTATTAACAACTATGATGACTTTGATACTCAAGGTAAATCACAACCAGACTATAGATTGAAGTTTGGTAATTCTACAAAGTATCTCTATGCATTAAATCAAATTGACTTGACAATTACAGTTCCTGCAAATGTTGAATT